GGAAAGGTTATAAGCTTTCTGCTCGGGATCTTTCGCATTTATCTTATTCACTAATTTCGAAGCGGACCTAAGTGGTAATACCTGCGATACCCATTCACCAAGCTTTCCAACAATTCTAAATCTGTCATCACCGCCCAAAGTAATCATCTGATATTTCCCTTTGCGCTTTGTGGCCTTGCGTCGTTCCTCATCATCTTTCTTATAAGACTTCGCTTCCTTGTCTGAGTAAGTTCCAGCTTTAACATCTTTCTCTTTCTTGTCATCCATTATCTTTTTCACAACCCCTTTCTCTTCTTCCGGTGTTAGCTTATCAAGTTTCTTTTCCTCTTCAAGGATTTTCTCTTTAGCAATTTTCTCTCCAAGCGGACTTAATCCGCTCTCTTCTTTCTTTACTTTTGCTTTTGGCATTGTATTATATTATTTATTTATCGCCCTTTCGTTTATAACTTAACACGAAATACATCAGTTGTCTTAAGTTCCCGGCTAACTCTCTCGCAAAACATAACATTTTGTCAGGTGTGCCTCTCAATCCAAGATGTTGAGCAAGAACATTAACAAACTTTGCGTATGAGTTCTTAAACTGATACCGGCTCTTTTTCAAAATACCCTTTATTACTTTCTCATTTCCCTCAATATTCCCTTGAATAATCTGTTTCTTGTAAGCGGAAGTGATCCGGTCAAGTTTAGGGTCAGCTATAATAATTAAAACATTCGGGTGCCTTCTGGCAAACGCTTTTAATGACTGGTCTAACCTATCTTCCAGTCCAAGTATTAAAAATATCTTATCCTTTAATTTCATAACTCCTTCCATAGTTATTATACTCTGTTTCTATATCTTTTACAATCCTCGCTACTTCTTTATCCGCATCTGCGAAGAAACCAATAAACCAAATGTATAATTCCCGGCGGTCAATCACATTATTTCTTTTACTATCAGGTAATTTATCGGACTTTGTGCTTATAAGTATTTCTGTCATCGATTGTAATTCTCCTCGCAGGTACTCTATAATCTCTTTTATATTTTCGTGCTGGCCAAGGTCAGATTTCAGAATAGCTGAATTAAATTGTGCTTTTAATAATACCAAGCTGTCTTTATCATCAGGAAAGGCAGGGTCTGAAAAGTGATTTATTAAATAATCTAATTTTTGTTCGGTGCGTTCGTGTTTCATCTATTAGGTGTATTAGGTAATGTTTCAGCTGATTCTGTTGGTATTTGCGGAGGTGCTCCTTGCACTCCTCCTGGCATTCCTCCGGTTATCATCTGCCTTCTTGCTTCTTGCTGTAGCATCATCTCTTCGGCCATTATGGCTCTTGCCGCGTTCTCAATAACAACCTCTTCGTGAGCCTCGATGTAAGCTATAAGTTTATCAAATATCTCATCTCCTATATTCTCTCTCTCCTCAATAGCGTAATCAAGAATAACCTGTAGAAATGCTTGTGTAGCGCTTTTGTTAATTGGCGGTGTTTCTCCTCCAAGAAATGCCTCAACACTTTGCATTGCCTCTGCTCTATTTTCAGCATCACCGGTCTCGTTCTTATCCCCGGCTATCTTTATTGCGGCTTCGTCATATCCGCCTATTCGCAGATTCTCTTCAAATAACCAACGTGGGCTCGCTTGATCAGAAAGCGTTGGTGTCTTTATCATTCTTAAAATAGCAGTTTCCTTCTTCTTTGTTAGTAATTCATCTTGGGCCGCTTCCACGTTCTCGCTTATTACCGTAACTTCCAAATCAGGGTCAATCACATCTCTTGTTAGTTCTTTCTCTCTCACTCCCTTTACTCCGATGAAGTTTACCATAAATCCTTTTCGCGGAACGTAGTCTCTTAAATTGTGGTGGTACTTCTTTGCTGTTTCCACGTGAGCTTGCGAGTAAAACTTATTCATCAACCCAAGTCGGTCTGCTATCTGTTGAAGGTTACCAAAGTAAATACCTACTCTTTGCTCTTCAGCCTTTCCTTGTGTTGCCGGGCTAACTCCCACTTTCTCTCCTAAGAAATTATTAAGAAACATAACCATATCAAGAGTTATGCTTGTAGTGTCCGGGGTCGTCAGTTTCGCATAAGCATTATCCATTCGCTCACCCTCTTTCAACTTTACTCTAACAAGTCCGTGAGGCCTATATTCCAACTCTGCAGGATTGACGATATTTTTAATGTTATACATTATCTGGTCCCAATTTCTCTTCTGAACGTTGTCTGCGTTCTGATTTATAAATATACGCATAAACTCGGCCACCGGTCTTACTGAATCAGCAGGAGCCCGGCAAGCAAAGTTTACAGGGTTGCGTTCTGTGTGCCACGCTGTAAATGATGAAAGTCCGTGAGAATAAATATCCTTTAATAGTTCTGCTCTTACGGCCGCACCACTTGTATAATCAAAAAGCAGGTAATAAAACTTACCCTTATGAAGCAATTCAAGCTCAGTGAGATTATAATTCTTTGAGCCGGTATATCCATATTGAGCCGGATCAAGTCCCATTGCTGAAAATCTGTTTACTTTATTCTTATGAGCGTCTGATAATCTCTTGCTGTCTTGAGTACTCGGCGCTTTTGTTTGAAGCACATTCACACCGGTCCTGTCATACATTCCCGAGTTCGCTCCCTCAAGTAATTCATCTATTGTTTTGAAAACGTTTATCTTCCCTCTGAATTGATGTTTGTTAATATCACGGCCGCCAAGAGGTTCAAAAACAAAGTCGTGATAATCTATTGCTATAAGTTCTTGCTTATATGGATTCTTAAATGGGATTAACTGAGTTACTCCATAACCGGAGAATATCGCAAGCTTTTTAGAATCCAAATCGGCGCCATTATAATTCCCTCTGCTCGGTGCGCTGTCTTTATTCCAAGCGCTGGTTACCATTTTTGCCGCCTGAAGCGTCGCCTCACGTCCTTTCTTGAATGTAACCTTGATTGAATCATCAATTTTACTCATTAAAGTCTCCACAAACCCCTCCATTACTGGAAGAGGAATGTTAAACCGGCCTTTCAAAGCCGGTTTTACCTTAGCATAGTACTGATCCTCGCTCTTTTTAATCTCATCTAAACGTGGTTGAAAATACTCCGCCCAGGTTTCAACCTGTTTCCTTCCTACATCTACAAGTTCTTTAATAAGTGTTGGGGATAGTTTAGACATCTTTATAACGTTTTCTAATTGAAAGTAAGTAATCAATTTCCAAACCCATATAGTGTATTTGTAATTTTAACTCTTCAGCCTCATACATAGTTCGAAGTTCTTTCACGTGGGCTTGTTCCATTTCCGATAACAATACCTCATCACAAAGTTTTGTCAAAGCCGCTTTCGTCTTCGCGTGAACCTCACCGATAGTTTCATCTTGTTTATTCATTATAACATAATTATTTTAATTTATCAAACTCACATCTGTCCTAACTCTTGTTCCGTCACCGGCCTATTGCTTGCCGGTGCCTCACCACCCTCGAACTCTGATTGAGCTTCGTATGGTTTCTGCTTATAAGGCTTCTCTTTCTCGTTAGTCATATCTTGTTCTACAATAGCTGTATATCTAAACTCATCTGCGGCGTGGGAAGCCCAATCGTGATAAGGTTTATCCTCAAATGACTGTGTCTTTTCATTCCACTTCTTTCTGTATTGTGATACTGCGTCAAGCCATAGCTCACAATTACCTTCATCTACCCATAACCTATTCCAAAGATTCCGGGCCGCGTCTATTCCGTCCTGAACCGGTATGTTCTTTACCACTTCAAACTTAATGCCAAGTTTCTCTGCTGTTTCTAATCTCGACACACCTGTACCCATTTCTCTAAACTTTATATCGTGAGGGGCAAAATGCTTACCATACACATAACTTTTATCCTTCTGCCGCTGTTGAAGAATAGACGCATAATGAGCCAATCCTTTCTCTGACGATTCATAGTAATCAATCTTACGCAGTTCCCCGGGAGCCTTCTGATAAAACCCAATACACATTGTATCATTCATTCCTAAATCCCACACGGTATGAACTTTCAACGCCGGATCGTGAGGAACTCGCTTTATTCTATTCTCTGCCCTTGCCTTTGCTATCTGTTTGGAATAATACGCTCCTCTAATGGCCGCCTCAAAGGAACAATACCACTCCTGGTCGAACTCGTCCTGCGTTATTATACCTGTTTCAACCAATCGCCGGTCATCTGCTAATGCCTGTTGTAGGTTCTCAATAGTCTTTCCGCTCTCTCCTGCGAGCGTATCATCAATAGTTCCATAAATAAGCAACCAATCTTTATTCGCCGGATTCTTTGCTTGTTTATATAACCTAAAGAAATCACCCTTACCTTTCGGAGTTCCGGCCCAAATACAATATCCTAAGTGGTCGGCCAGGCACTTTGATATAATCTCTGAGAATACTACCGGCGGTTGTTGAGGCCACTCATCTAATCCTACACCCCATAGACCTAACCCTCGTAAGCTATCAGGGTTATCTGAACCGAGAAGAAATAACTTCGAACCGTTGGGATAAAGAACCGTTAGTTCTGATTCATTAAACTTTACTCCCGGGATCACCCTCGCAATATCTTTGGCTATATCCCACGCTATTCTCTTTGATTGTTTATAGGTCGGACCAACATAAGCGAACCTGCTGTTTGGAATGCGAAGCGAGTCTCTTTGTAAATGATTTAATATAGCTGTCGTCTTACCGGCTCTGCGATGTATAACAAGAACAATCCACCTCACAATAGTGGAGTGGAGTTCTTGGGCCCAATTTCTCGGAAGGTAAGGTATGGTTATTGTTGCCATTTAATCTTATGTTCCTCGCGCGCTGTTTCTCCACCGCCTAATAGCTGGATGTTTTTAGTCAACTTATCTGCGGCATCTGCTAAATCTCTATACTTTGCTTTCGGCCGTTTCCTTTTCATAGCTTTAATAGCTTCATTTCTCTCTATCTCCATAGCCTTAACAATGCTAACCGCTCCTTTTCTTATAACCTTAGTATTAACAATGCCTTCTTGTCGTCGAGCTGTTGACTTCGCATACCCGGCTTCAATCATCATTTTAGTCATACTCTTTGTAAAACCTCTTTTGCTGATATTCTCTGACATCACGGCCAGTAATTTCTTTTGCTTTTCAGTTGGTCGTCTCTTTATCTTTTTCATACCCTTATTATACCATATTCTTACTTTTCGTTCCACCTCAACGACCTGGTAGCCTTAAACTGCTGAAGTTCGTTCTCTGTTGGGTACTTGTGATATATCTTTCGAAACTTCAAGATAATCGGACTCATCCTCTTCGGCCGTGATTCCTCTAACTCTAAGATTTCTGATTTCCTTTTTATTCCCATAGCTTCTTATACCAATTCTTATCTATCGGCTTGCCATTTTTATCTACTTCTATTGAGGCATTGATTCTCCTGTAATAAATCCCACGCTCTCCATAAGCAACTACACTATCATACGGCTTTTTATGCATCGGACAATAGTATTCATTCCAATTTCTAACAATACCATTTATCCTCACTTCCTGAAT